GCCGGCTCAGGCGCAGCAGACCAAGGCTGCGATGACGACCGAGATCAATACGAACTTTCTCGACAACACGACAGGTCTGATCACGCCGGCTATCACACGCACGACGACGATCGACATGACGAATTCGTGGCAGCAGGCCACGCAAACTCGAACCATCACAGCGGCGTCCGACACGATTGTAGTCGGGGACTACGGGCATTTGCTCACCTACAACAATGCCGGCGGTGTTGCGGTTTCTATCGCGCAGGCGACAGGGTCTTTTTCTACTTATAATGTATGGATTAAGAATATAGGTGCGGGAAACGTTACCATTACCCCAACTATATCGACGATTAACGGTGCTGCGTCTATAGTTGTTGGTTTGAATGAAGGTCTTTGGATTATATCGGACGGAACTAATTATGTTACGGCCAATTTGCCCACGTCGATTAATACAATGTCTCTTGGGCAAAACGGAGGAGCTTCCGGACAGATAGTTTTGCGAGGAAATACGTCTGGCGCTACAACCATGCCCGTCGATGCCACGGGTAACCTTAGTATTAATTCTAACAACGGAAATACTAATTTTGGCCCAGGTACGGGGTCTGGTGGTTTTGCAACTTTTGTAGGTTCTACAAGCGGGTCTAGTTCGTTCGGTGTGTCGACGACTGGGCAGGCTTTGATTAGTAGTGTGGATGGAAGCTTTAGTTTTGGTAGGGGGTCAGCAGCTGGTCCTACTTTGTTTTTGAACGCGACCACAGGAACAGGCAGCATTGGCGTTACATCGACTGGGCATATGTTTGTTAATTCAGCAGACGGTGCGCTTGCGATAGATGCGATCGTTAATAGTGCATCTTTGCAATTGCAGGGTATCACCAGCGGCGTAGCTTTTATAAATGCTGCTGCTACTGGAGGCGCGATAACTATAGCTCCCGGTACGTTATTTTTAGCGAATACTAATAATGGCATTCAAAATGGGTTTTTGGGTCTTAGAGGGTCAACCAGCGGAGAGGTTGATTTAGCTGCTAATACCACTGGTACAGCCGTTACTGTCACATCAAGTGCCGGCAACGCTACGGTTGCCTTAATCGGGGCAACGTCCGGGTTTACAAATTTAACAGCGACTACGACTGGTGGGCATCTTAATTACGCAGGGTCAGGGTCCAGCCCGACTAACAGCGCCTGCACAGGTTTTTCACTCGCTGGCAGTTCTACCGATATCGCCGGCAGGGTCACGTTCACCAGCGCGACCAGCTGCGTGATCAATTTCGGCACGGCATGGCAGGCAGCACCGTTCTGCCTTGCAGCTGGCAATTCGGCTGCAACTACGATAGACGCAATCAGCTCAACGACACAGCTCACCGTGCAGTTCGGCACAGCTCAGACGGGGATGACATGGCATTGTTACGGTCCGTAAGTTTTATAATTCTAGTTGCTGTGCTGGCAGCTTCGGCTTCGGCTGGAGCGCAGCAGCAAGTTGATTCGCAGCGCGTTCTTGTAGCTTTGCAGCAGCAGCGCAACGAGGCGCTTGACCGCGCGGCGCTTGCCGAGGCGCGCTTGGCGCAGGCGAATGACGACGTGCAGAAGCTCAAAGCTGAGATCGAAAAGCTGAAACAGAAAGATGGCAATCCGTAATTCAGCACCCCTGCACTTTACTCCCCATGGCGCCTCCGACGCCGTGGACTCGACGAATTTGCAGCAAGGGGTGATGCAGGCGCTTACGAATTTGATTCCCGACCCGAGCACTCCCAATTTGTGGCAATGCCGGCCGGCGTCGATCGTGCGTGTTAATTTCAATTCCGGCGGGCCGTTCAGTTCCGGCTTCTCCAGCGGTTTTCAGCACGCACTTTTTGCCGGCACCAGCGGGTTCATTTCGGTGATGCTCGTGATCGGCAACCGTGCGTACGGCATGATCGCGCAGCAGCAGTTTGGTGTCGGTCAGGACGCGCCTTTTTCTCTCAACTTGCTAACCAACTCGTTTGACCCTATCACTGGAATCACCGCGGCTAATATCCCGGCCAGTCCGCCGTCTACAGGTGCCTGGACGCCGCCGATCATGGCGCTGATTGGGCCTAAGATCATATGCACGCATCCAGGGTTCAATTTCGGTGGTGGCTTTGCGTTCGGTGTGCTCGATATCAGCACCGTGACGGCGCCGACGTGGACGGCGCAGAACACGACGATCAACGCGCTGCCAGCCCTGCCCATCTGGGTCGCCAATTTCAATCAACGTGCCTATTTCCTGGTGAACATTCCGAATGGGCAACCAGGTGCATATTTCACCGACGTGCTGTTGCCGACGCAGATCACCAATGCGAACCAGGTGATCACGTTTGAGGATACACAGCTCCTTGTGGCTGCCGGCGGCCTCGCCTTGTTCAACCAGCTGGGCGGAATCGTACAGTCACTGATGGTGTTCAAGGGAACGGCGAACATCTATCAGATCACCGGCGATTCCGCCCTGAGTACATTGTCGCGCAACTCGCTCAACGTCGCGACCGGAACGGCCTCGCCGCTGTCGATCACGAACACGCCTAAAGGTCTCGCGTTCCTGGCGCCCGATGGCCTGCGTCTGATCGACTTTAATGCCAAGATCACCGACCCTATCGGTGTCGACGGACAAGGCATCAACGCGCCGCTGATCAACGCCGTGGTGCCGTCTCGCGTCAATATCGGCTGTAACCAGAACGTGCTACGTGCGTCATTGCAGAACGGTGCTGCAGTCGGTGCACCCAATCAAGAGTGGTGGTACGACATCTCGCGCAGCAAGTGGAGCGGCCCGCATACGTTCCCGGCGTCGATGATCGAGCCTTACAACAACACGTTCATCATTGCACCGATCGCAGTCACAGCGTCGATTTGGCAGAGCGACGTGGTGCAGTCGGGGTCGTCGACATTCGTTGAGAACGGCGTTCAGATGACGTCGACTTATACGACGTGCTTCCTCCCCGATGCCAAGACGATGTCAGAGTTTGCATGCGTCGAGGCGACTCTGAACATGGCTCTCAACCCGGCGCAGGGTCCGGTGTCGGTGCAGGCGCTTACACAGGACGGTTCCGTCATCGGCAGTGTGCTCGTTGCAAATCCCGGCACACCGACACTGTGGGGGCAGTTCAATTGGGGGCAGGCACCATGGGGTGGGTCCGTGTCCACTGCTCTCGCGCATCGTGATTTGCCGTGGACTGCACCGCTGGTGTTCAGCCGCGTGCAGATTAGCGCGGTGGGGAACTCCGCACTCGGGTTCAAGCTCGGTGATTTGTTCATACGATACCAGAAGCTCGGGTATCTGCAACGATATGCAGGAGCTGCGTGATGAAAAAACTGCTCATTGCTTTGGCGCTTCTCGGATTTGCGACGGCAGCGCAGGCGACCTGCACGACTGGTGCAGTGCCGTTTCAGCTGCAGAACAACACCACGGCCGACGCTACGCAGGTGATGGCCAATTTCAACCAAATCTCCAACGGCGTCGCAGCGAACTGTGCGAGCAATGGCGCCAACAACGACATCACATCGCTGAGTGCGCTGGTCACCCCGCTGAATCCGACACAAGGCGGTACCACGGTTTTCAATGGCGGCATCGCGTCAGGGACCAATTCCCTGACGATCACGACGGTGCCCAACAACTTTACGCTGTCCACTGGCAACCGTGTTTCGTTCATAGCCGGCGGAACCAACACGGCTGTGACGAGCGCCAATGTGCAGGGCACCGGGTCCAAGAGTGTGTTCCGCAAGACACAGATCGGAGGCCAGTCGACGCAAGGTGGTGAGTTGATTGTTGGTAATAGCTATTCGATGGTCTACGACGGCACTGAGTTTGTGCTGGACACCGAGACGATCATCATCGGCGAGATGAAAGACTACGTCGGCACCTCGGCGCCGCCGGGGTGGTTTATTGCCGATGGGTCATCGTTCGTCTGCGCGACGTTCCAGCAGCTCTGCAATTTGATCGGCACTACGTTCGGCGGGTCGGCATCGAACCCTAACTTGCCTGATACGCGCGGCCGGATTCTCACAGGCCTGGACAACTACGGTACATCGACCGGGGCGGCCAGCAGGTTGACGGCCGCCGGGACGGGATGCGGCACTGCTTTTACGGGCGTCGGTGCCACCTGCGCGAACGGTAACCAGAGCCATACGCAGACCACTGCTGAGGTGGGCCAGCACAACCACACGATTACCGACCCGGGCCACGTCCATTCGGCTCTGCTGCCTGATCCTCCTGTGTTGTTCTCGTCCGGATCACCGCAGTCGATCATTCCAACTCGCTCGTCACAGAATACTGCTTCGGCAACGACCGGCATCACGATCAACAACTCGCCTGGAGCGACTGCGATGCCGATTGTTCCGAACGTGCTAGGTGTGGTAAAGATCATCAGATTCTAGAAGGGGATCAAGGCCATGAAGACGTTTTTGAGGAATTCACTACTCGCTGCTGGCCTGTTTTTGGGCTCCATCGGCGGGTCGATGCTGGGGTTTGGCGGCGGCGTTCCGCTGGTGCCTTCCTCCCCGAATTTCAACGAACCGTCACAGCTCGTCGCGACGCTCAACGCGTTCGTCAACCAGCTCAACGGCAATGCCGCGGGCGCTGGCGGCTACGCGCCGGCCGGCGTCGTGTCGCTCGGGGGCTTCTGCACGGCAAGCGGTGCCACGCCGCAGACTTGCAACACTCAGCGCGGCCTGGTGAGCTTCACCGGCGTGACCGTAGCCGGCGTGTCGACCGGCAACGTGGTGGTCAACGACTCGCTTATCACCGCGGCCAACAGCTGCCGTGCCCAGATCGTCGCCGACAACTCCGCGGCAGCCTCGTTCCCCTATATCCGTTCGGTGGTGACCGGCAGCGGCACCATTACGGTTGCCATCAGCAACGCGGCTGCAGCAACCTCCACCGGGTCGTCCACGTTCGGCGTCCTGTTCAACTGTGAAATCTGATCTCGTTCACTGAACGAGAAGCCCTGAAAGGAACACGTTTATGGAACCGGAAGCGACCACAGCTCCAGCCGATGAAGGCACTGTCTTGCAGCCGCCTTCGCACGAGACGATGGTAGAGAAGATCATGGCCGACCTGCGCCATCCTACCAATCTCGACATCACAACGCGTATTGCGCACCTGGAGACCGCTATTCACGGGTTTGGGACCGCCCTCTTGGGTCTGCTTCGAAAGTGGCCGGAATAGGTGCGCAGCAAGGACACCAAAAAGCACGCGCATTATCGGCCGGCCCGACCCGGTGCCCACCGTCGTTGTGGGCACTGCAAGTTTTTTGAGGTAGAACAGTACGACCGCTGCACTCATGTGCAGGGGAAGATCGAGTTTGACCACGACTGTGACTGGTACAGGAGTAAAGGCAATGAGCAACCGGTTCGGAAGCGGCAAGTCGAACGACAAGGCGCCGACAACTAGTCTACACTCGGGGCTGAAAGACCGGTCGGCCAAGTGGCCCGACGCGAGCACAAAAATGTCCGGAGGCAGCAGCGTAAACAGTGACACCACACGACAAACTACCGCCCCGACACCAAAGACGCTTGGTCCAAGGACCGCCTGACCGGGGGAAATTGACGTTTCAGTGGGAGCGGTTTTCCAAGATTCACCGCGAGCTGCTACCCCTTTTCCAGCGTCACTACGATGAAATCGCGCTAGATCGCGACATCATCCCGCTTGATCCGGACTGGAATTATTACGCGGCCGTCGAACAGAACGGGCTGTTGCACATCCTTACTGCGCGCGCCGCGAGCAACCGTAAGCTCGCCGGCTACGTTTTTAACATCGTCGGCACCCACAACCATTACAAGTCGACCCTGTTCTGCAACACCGAGATGTTCTACCTGCACCCCCACTTTCGCAAAGGGTGGCAACCTGTTAAGATGTTTCTGGAAAATCTTCGAGGCCTCGAGACTTTCGGCGTCGAAATCGCGGTGATCTCGTTCAAGCTGAATTTCGAGAACGCGCGTGTTGGCAAGCTGCTCGGACGTCTCGGTTACGAGTCGACTGATATCGTGATGCGAAAGAGGCTCATCTGATGGGCATCATGGCAGGAATCGGCGGCCTGGTCGGCGGAATCGGCGGCCTCTTTGGTGGCGGCACCAAGCAGCCCGATGCTCCTCCGCAATTCATCATGCCCAATCAGACGCAGGCAGCTAACAACGCCTTTTCTGGAATTCAAGGCCTGCAGCCGTTTAGCAGCGGCGGCTTCAACATTCTGGGTCCGGCACAGAACACATTCTCGAACCTGTATAACAACCCGTTCGCCTCCACCTTCCAGGGCGGCGCCGGCACCGCGATGGGCCTGGGCCAGAATGCAGCGCTTAACGCCTTCAACACAGGCGGCAATCTGATCGGCACGGGGATGAACACCATCCCCAATATGGCTTCGGCGGTTTTCAACACCAGCTTTGACCCGCAGAGTTCGCTGTACGCGCGTACGCTGCAGCAGACGACCGACGCGGCGCGCGCCAACGCCGCGGCTGCGGGTCTCGCTACCACGCCTTACGGGGTCGGCCTGGTCAACCAGGCGACCAACAATTTCAACATCGACTGGCAGAACAACCAGCTCCAGCGGCAGGCCTTGGGCGCCAACACGGCGGGCAGCCTGTTCAACACCGGCGCCGGCATCGCCAATCTTGGCACCGGCATTCAGAACACGGCGCCGGGGCAGTTCTTTCAGGCCACTGGCCTGCCTTACAGCACCTTTGGTCAGATCGGGCAGGACCAGAACGCAGCGATCGCTGCACTGCTCTCCGGCACGAGCGGCGGTGCCAACCTGGCGAACCTGCCGATTCAGGATTACCTGTCCTACCTCCAGGCCGGCAACCAGGCGAACAGTGTCGCCAACCAGAACTACGGCCTGCAGCTCCAGGCCCAACAGCAGCAGTTCAATGAACAGTTGAAGCTCGGCGGCATGCTCGGTCAGTCGCTTTACGGTATCGGCCAGATGTTCCCGGGTGGTGGCTTCCTGGGCGGCTCGCAAGGCCTGTTCACCGGTCAGAACGCCTTCATGCCCAGCGGGTCGTTCCTGGATCACGGTTTCGGATTCGGCTGATGTTCCCCGTTGGCCTCGCAGCACTTGAAGGCGGATACGACCAAGGCGCGCAGGACTACTGGAAGCGCCGCGAGCTGGAGTCGATCGGTCCGTACGGTGCAGGCCTGCGGGCACTGCTCACTGGTCAGGTCGACATTCCTGGCGCCACCGCGGCGCCCGGTGCGCCTATGTCGCTGTCACCCGGCGACCCTGGTTCGCCGAATTTCAACATGTCATTGCCGGGTCCGATTCCACCGCCTCAGCAGGCGCCGCCACAGGTCGCGGGAGGTCCGCGCTACTCGCCTATCCCTTACACCCCGGTTGACCCCAGTGCGCCGTCAAACCCGTTGATGGTCAGTGGCCAGCCGCAGAATCTTACAGGTCCCATCATCCCGCCTGGCGGCACCGGCGGTGCCGGCTCCCCGCCTGTGCCGGCGATACCCGGTGGGATGCGGATGCCGCCTCCAATGAGCGCTGGAGGTGCCCCACCTGCACCGCCGCCTTCTTCTCCGTCGGCGCCTGGTGCTCCTGGGGCCCCTGGTCCGTCTGTCCCCTCGGCTGGCGGACTGGGGGGCGTTGGGCTGCAAGGTCCCAACGCGTGGATGAGCATTGGCCGCGCGATCTTGCAGGCGAATCCACACATCTCGGATGACCAGCTGGG